GCATTTCATGTGATACAAAACCTCTCTCGTCTTATAGGAAGCTTAACCGCCCTGCCAATGGCTCCACTAATAGGGGGAGCTGGCGAGCGGAGCGAGACTGAGAGGTTTAGGCAGCCCACTCAACAGCAATGGCGCTGTACGGGGTGGTCAGTGCGCCGGAGCAGCGGGTCTCGATCAGGTACTTCATGGCGTTGAAGTCGATGTCGAAGTCGTCGAACATGGAGACAGCGCCGCCCTTGTCTGCGCCTACAGTGTAGTCGGCCAGGTTCACGATCAGGCAGACCAGGTCACCGCCCTTGGCACCCTTGCGGCCCTCCATCTCGGGGATGGTCACAATATTCTTTACACGCAGCTTGCGGGCCAGAGCAGCCTCGTCGGCATACAGAGTGTGGCCGATGCCGTCCTCCAGCAGGAGCATCTCGGTCAGGGCGTCCTCGGTGGTGTACAGGGTGGGGGTGCCGGAGCCGCGGTACTCCTTGCGGCTGCGCAGGATCTGCTTGATCAGGGCCTTGTACTTGTCCTCCACGGTGGTCAGGCCGGTGGTCTTGCACTGGACCTTGATGGTAAACAGGTCGCTGTCATTGAACACAGGACGGATGCAGTTCTCATCGATCTTATCCTCAGAAGCAGCCAAACGGCCGTCGCCCAGCAGGTAAGCCAGAGCCAGCTCACGGTCCAGCTTCAGGCGCATCTCCTTCCTCAGCCATGCCACAACGTCGAAGCTGGTAATGTCGATGACGTCGTCGCGGTCCAGCTTCTGCTTCTTGTACACGGTGGTGGGGCTGGTGGAGCGGCGCAGCAGGCCAAAGACCTCTTCCTTCTTGAAGTTGCCCTTGAAGTAACCCTTGGCGCGGGCATCTTCCTCAGTCAGGTCAGCGAACATGCTCTTGATCCGGCTGAAGGGGACGTGGTGCACAGCGCCCATGACCACGCTCACCCAGTCGTCGGGCTTGTCGATGATGCGGGGCGTGGTATCCAGCAGGTGATCATCGGGGAACAGCCACTCCACATTGTCGATGCTGTGGCTCAGATAGGCCAGCTCCTCGCCGGTGATGTCCGAGTTCTCGAAAGCCGCCTTCATGGTGCCGCTGCTCTTGGCACCCTTGATAACAGCGTTGATGTCGCCGATGCTGTGCTTCAGCACGGTCTCAGTGGTGTCATGGTCAAACACATTCTGCTTCACGGTCGTATCCTCCTCACCGTCGTCTTCGCCGTCCTCGCCGTCTGCCTCTTCCATTGCAAGGCCAACAAGCGCATGACAGCATTCTTTCTGCTCGTCGGTCATGCTGTTGTACACTTCCTCGAGTGTCTTACCGTTTTTCTTTTCGTCCGCCATTCCGGCATCCTCCTGTTTCGTGTCGTTTCCGCCGTCGGTGCTGTGGGTCAGCTCCTCCAGCGGGTCGCCATTCGGGTCCAGCCCGTGGGTCAGGCTCAGGCCCTCGTCGTTGTAGATAAAGGCCTCACCCTCATCATAATCTTCATCGGCGCTGTGCTTCACCACCTCGTCGATGAGCGCACCCGGGTTGCAGCCTGCCAGTACGAGGCTCACTTCCCGGATAAAGCCGTGTTTCACGGTCTTCCCCACCTTCTGCAGTCCGTTGGCATAGATGGAAAAGGCGTTCAGATCGCCGTTCTCCACGCAGGCCTTGGCCGTACGGCCGGTGTCCGTATCGTTGAACTTGGCGTAGCAGTATACGCCCTGGGGCCGGTTTTTCAGCAGACAGTGGCCGATGACATTGTCCACGCTCGAGTGGTCGTGGTTGTACACCATCGGCACGGTCTTGCCGTCGCACTCCTTAAAGGCGTCCGGCGCAATGGTCAGTCCGTCATAACAGCGGGTGTTGGCCTTCGTGGCCCATCCGCTGCAATCGTAATCGATAGCCATTTTGAAATTCAGCATCTCCTTTCCAAAGTTTTCATGTTCCTTACTCCGACAGTGCTCTGTCCACAGCATCTCCGCCTCTCGTCAGCATCCTCTCATGCTCCGAGACCTCTTCGCTGGACTGGCTGATGTTCGCATTCCGCAGCTCATCCGCCTTCGGGTCCTTCGAGGGCTTCATGCCGATTGCCTGTCGCATCTCGTTCGAGGTCATGATCTCGTTGCGGGTAAACTTGTCTGCGATCTCTGCCACAGCCGACACCGGCGTCAGCTTGAACGGGTCGCGGAAGAACAGCACGCTCTCGCTCTTTTCGTCTCGCTGCTCTTTCGTCAGGAACTTCCGTTTGAACTCATCCACAGCGGCTGCTACGATGGGCTCGATGGTACGGTTCTCGTAGTTGGTCATCACCTTGTCGTCCGCAGTGCCGTTCATGATCTCCGGTGTGATACCCAACTGGCTGTATGCCATGTTGGTCAGGTATTCCACACTCTTCAGAACATTGTTTTCCAGACTGCGGTTCAGCTGGGTGATGTGCTCCGTTCCGTCCGTGTAAGCCACACCGTACTTCGAGCCTGCCAGCTGGTCTTCGATCTCCTGCCGCCGCTCCAAGGCCTGCTTCTTGCGGGCCTCGCTCTTCACGACGTAGGGCAGCTGGATGATAAGATCGAGCTTCCCGGCTCCCACCTGCTCGTCGATGACATCCATGAGGTGGAGCTTCCGGGTCAGCTGCTGGATGGTTCCGTTGGGCTCGTTCATCACGGCGTAGAAGGGGTTCTCGATCAGGGCCACCCGGTCCTTCGGCAGAGTCACCTCTTCCTTCTGTCCTGTCTTCTCGTTGTAGAGCTCTACCCGCACGTCGGCAGGGTACCACTCCTTCACCTTACCCACCCGCATGGACTGGATGTCCATTTCGCCGGTCGCTTCATTCAGCTCCACGTCCACCGGCACCACGGCGATGACGCCCTCGTCCAACATGGACAGGAACATATCGAACCGCATCCCCCGTCCGGTCTGGTCGAGGTTGGCTGAAAGGTTCAGACAAGAATTAAGGCCCGACGAAATGGTTTCGCTGTAGCGTCCGTTTTCGTCGAGCCTTACGTGATTGATGGTAATGGCCGCAGCATCCATGGCGATTCGGGTATAGATGGCCGAAATGATGGTGCGGTCGCTTGTCCGGGTCATCCGCACCCGGTCGGGGCGGTAACTGTATCCGCCGTAATAGATCTTCCCGGGAGGATCCCGGTTCGTAAAAGCGTTCCACGCCCTCTTCAGGCGGGAGCCAAAGGTTTGTGACGCCATTTTGATTTCCTCCAGATCAGGACTTCTTTACAGCCGAAGCCATTGCGGCCGTTACAACGGCTTTTTTCAAAGCATCGCTCCCAGTCGCATTTACGGCAGCCACAGCGATATCGCCATAGTGATTCAGCACTGCATCTACAGCCGCCTTGCCAGCCACGCCACCGATTGCACCGGCTGCACCACCAACGATTTTATTGCCAGCAGTTTTCAGCAGATCAGTCGCATAAGCCTTACCAGGTGACGTGCTCTTCTTCAGCTCCATATACTGCTTTTCTTTCTGCATTCTGGCAATACGTTGATTTAGTTCCTCATCGGTCATTTTCTTGGGGTTATTAGAGCGGGCCTTCGTCGAATGCTGTTCGAGTCTTTCCGCAGTCCTTTTCTGGGCTCCATACCAAGGATGATCATCGGACTTGGGTTTATTTGTCCATCCATCCTTGTCCATCGGACGAGCAGTATCCTTCAAAAGCTGTTTAGTAGCATTTACGGCTTTCTTGACGCCGTTTTTATAGTCATCTCCAGAGTATCGTTTTCTCCCAGCGGATGTCAAAGTACCATCCGGATTCTGGTATCGCCGCACACCCCACTTCATGCCTTTGATACCCCAATGGTACAGTTCGTCATTATAAACGGTCATCTTTTCCCCTTTTCAGCAAAAAAACGCACCAGCCATTAAGCTGATGCGTACCATCGTGTTATGTCATTCAGATTTTTTGTTTCCCGAGATTTCTTTTCTAAATTCCGAATGCGGCTGATCAATATCTTCTTTATGCTCCTTAAGAAGTTCATCCAGCTTTCTCTTCTCTTCATCGGAAAGTTTCATAGCATTATCCTCTCACCTTTCTTTGCAAGTTCTGCCTGTACCTTTTCAAAGTGCTTTCCAGCTTCAGAAACGTCGATGATTTTAACGTCTCCTATTTCCTTCAAAGCTTCGTTCACCTTGAAAATAATAACAGGATCATGTGCATGATTATATATCGTTTGATTGTTGTCGTCAACCATAGCGTCATACTTTTCGCTCATAGTTTTGCAATATCTTCTGGTAATATCATATTCCCAGGCTCGTTCCATCAGATGATTAAACACCTCATATGCTGCTTTATAATCATCCTCCGTGCTTAACTTGCTTAGATCAATCGTTCTGGATTTTTCTGTGCCGATCTTATAGTATGCCATTTCCTTCTGCATGGAACGAAGTTCTATGGAAGAACGAAATTTATTGGCATTGTATGCAGCTATAAACTCATCCAACCGTTCCTTGCTTGTGGGCATTTTAAGGTTTTTGATCGTTTCATACTGATGCTCAAAAACCGCAAGCCCTTTCGTTTTCATCAAGTAAACAGCAAAAGGACCTTTGCACACACTGCTATCCCAACTATCGTCAGGGTTATACGTATATAGCCAGGTCCGAACGTGTTTCGTTCTGGAATGGGTTGGTATTCACATTGTTAAGACGTGTTCCTGTGCGCATAACGGTATCTTCTATCGGATAGGGCGGCCCCCTACGAACGCCCCATTTTTGGCCTTTGATTCCATAATGATAAAGGTCATCGCTGTATACCGGCATGTTTTACCTCCTCTGCAAAAAAACGCACCAGCTATTAAGCCTCACTCAAACGCATCCCGGTTCTCCTTCCACGCCACATAGGCGTCTATCATGGCGGCCACGGCGTCGATCTTCTGGTCTTGCCTCTGCTTGTAGAGCTTCCGGTTTCCGTTCGTGTCCACCAGCGCCATGCAGTTTCCAATGGCAAACTGCATCAGCTTCTCGTCGAAGAGGAGCTTTCTCTGCTCACTCAGTTTCTTTAAGTCGCCAAGCGGCACGCTTTCCGTCCGCGCGCCCTGAATGACCTTGGTGATGCCGAAGCTGCCGTTCTCGGTCGCCCACCGCTCCACGAAATCTTTGGCGTTGTACGGGTCGTACCCGAAGGCCCGGATGTCGTATTCGTTCTGCTGGATAAAGGCGTCAAGGTCGTCGTATACCTGCATCATGTCGAGGATGGTTCCGTCAAAGACGAACAGCGTCCCCTCCTGCATGAACTCCTCGTACTGTTGCCGCCGGGAGACGGGCAGTTGGCTTAGGGTGTAGCTGGTAATGTAGTCCCGCGTCTTCACCCCGAAATATCCGTTGGAAAGCGGAAATAGGAACGTAAAGGCGCAGAAGTCGTCGCCCCGGCTCAGGTCAGCTCCCATGGCGCAGGGCATCTGCCAGAAATCGCGGTGCCGGTGACACAGCGTTTCCTCATACGAGAAGAAATAGGTATACCCCTCCATGGGCAGGTTGAAGCGCTTGGCCAGAATATCATTCCGGGCGCTGGGTGATTTCTCCGCGCGTTCAACATCCAGCTGGTAGGTCTCGTAGGTCACGGTCTTCCCGAGATTCGGATTCGCCTTCAGCCACATCTCCGGCTTGCCGACTTCGTCAATGGAATCCAGCTTGTAGTACCAGATGGAGACGTGGGGATTGATGTATTCTCCCTTCAGGATCTGCATCAATTCCATTTTGATGTCGTCACCGCATCCATTTCGTACCGTACCCTCCGAGCTTGCCGCCACGATGAGATAGTTCTCATTCTTGGAGGCACCCTGCTCGATGGCGCTGATGGGGTCCTCCCGGATGTCACAGGAGAGCCACTCGTCCACCGTCGCCACAGTATCTCGCCGTCCCTGCAGCTTCTCGATGGTCATGGGGCGTATCTCTAGCAGCGACCCGGTCACGAAGTTCTCGATGCCCTTCTTGGTAGAAGCCATCTTCACCCTGTCGGCCTTTGCGCCGGTGGTGTTCTGGAGGCTCCCCATAGTCATGAACTGCAGGACAGGCCCCTTTGCCCTCGCCAGTGCCGTTCGGAATGGTGCCAAAACCTCCTCCGCCTGCTTCATGGTCGGGGCGGTCGTCAGCTGCTGAGTCGTCGTGGTATAGGCGGTCATGAAATATGCCTGCAAAAATTCCAGATACATGGTCTTTGCAGCCGCGCGGGTGATGATGAGATACTGCTTCGTAATGAGCCGTTTCTTGATTCGCCGGGTCTCATAGTGGCCTCCGCCGTGTGCATCCGGCACAAAGACGCTCCGCTCCACGAAGTAGTACCACCCGAAAATCTCCTCCGCCCACAGCTTGAAGCTGTCCAGCATCTTCACGTCGCTGCCGTCGGTCAGGGTCAGCTCATCCTCGCAAAAGGCGATAAAGCCGTTGACTGCCTTGTCGTCGTAGTAGATGCCAGGGTTGGCGATCAGGTCGTCGATCCGGTTCATTTCCATTGAAATTTCACGGCATACCGGTATCTCGCCCCGCATCACGGCCTCCCGAAAGCGGCCGTAATAAATGGGCGTGGCCGTATTCGAGAGTGCCATAATTTCTTTCTCCTAAGTCCTGTTCATTGCAGGTTCATACCATGGCTTATGCAGCGTATAGTAGCAGTCATTCTGGTGAGGGCATCCGCTCTTGCTGAAATGTTCACACTTTCCGCATAATCCATAGACGTCATTTTCCTTGCCGGAGCGCTGTACCGTACCGAATATGAGGTTTTCATCAAGGTCCATTTTATACCTCCATTATCGTAAGGCAGAACTGTCACAGTTTCTTGCTTTATAGTACGGTTTTTTCGGCTTGTCGAAGCACTCCTTCGAGTTCGGGCATTTCCATGACTTGAAATTAGCGCAGGTTCGGCAGAGGCTGTAAGCGTCCGTCATGTTCCAGTTCGCCGTTTCAGTCGCCCATAGACGCGATGCTTCCTGTATGTCGTGCATATCGTTTCACCCCTGCATCTCCCTCGTATGCTGCGTTCACACGTTTCGTTTCGCCGCTCCCAACAGAGCATTCAGGAGCTGCTTTTCTTCGGGGTATCGAACTCGCAGTTGAGCCGCCACTCCATTTCAGCCGCCGTGTTCTTCAGCGCCTCCATGGTCGTCGAGCTCTGCGGAGGGTCAAATCCCAGCAGCCGCACCTTCACGGCCAGATAGGCCTTTACGGCAGCCGCCTTAACAGCATCCTGGAGAAACTCCTCCCAGGTGTTCGTCTTGTCACTTATCATGTACCCATTTTCAGGCCCTACACCCATCTGCCCCAGCGCAAACAGCACAGAGTTGATGTACATGATGAGGTCTGTGTCGAAGTCCTCGCACTCCTCGGCGATGCCCAGCAGCTTCTTTACGCTTATCAGGATCGAATTCATTTTGACGCCTCGTCCTTTCCCTGCTGAGCCATAAACTCCATAAAAGCCTTATCAGTCTCCTTGTGGATCGCCTTGCTTACAGCGTCTGCGATGTCAAAGCTCAGGTCGATCTCATATCGCTTCGGAGCATTTGCTTCGATCCCGTGCTGGATAGCGTCTGCCACCTGCCCGAAATTCGGTTCAGATGCTGCTTTTTCCATCCTAAAAAGCTCATGCTCAGCCGGTTCTGCAATGCGTGCCGCTCTTACTTGGACTTCTTTCAGAACACCGTTTGCTTTAGCATTCAGCAAAGCAGCGTATACTGCTTCCTGTAATTTCTTATTGTTTGTAAAAGTTCTACCGGGACTCACTGCGCGTGAATCTGTTTTCCTGACCCAGTATTCGATCTTCTCTACAGCCTCACCGGGCATTTCCCAGTTTTTGTCAATGCCGGCGCCTGCAATGGAAGCATTCGCCCACATCAGGGCCTCGTCCAGCTTCGTCAGTGCAAGGCTTCTTTCCCGGCTCGGGTTCAGTTTTAAGAGCATCGCCTCGGCTTCTTCCAGCTTCTTCCTCAGTAGAGTACTGTAGTCCTGCTCTCGTACACTAAACGCTTTTTTCGGATACATCATCGTTCTCCTCCACAAGTTCCCAGTCATCGCAGCACATTAGACTGATAAACATTCCCATATCGGAAACTTCCCGGAAGTTGATGTCGCTTCCCTGTTCCGTGTGTATCATAAGCTCCCGCGCAGCGATGTGCCAATATGCGTTCTTCCAGTGATGCCGCTTTACTTTATATCCCTGTTTCATGGTAAGCCAAGCCGTTGTCCAGTTCATACTATTTCCTCCACGGGCATGTGTCGCCCGGCTTCCGATCTCCGTCCGGCATTTTCGCATTTTGACCGGTTCCGTAGTGGATGACCTTGTGCGTCGCCGCCGAAACACAAATGGCGTTCTCTGGGTCCAGCAGTTTTTCGCTGTGCCGGAGCACGTCTTCTTTCGTTATGGGGTTCAGGTGGTGGATCGAGATCCTCGGCCGTACCGGCCTGCCGTCCCGCAGCACCCAGTCCGTAATGGGGTGGTCCTGGCATCCCAGATCACACCCCATGTCTCTTGCTATGATCCTGTCTCGGAACTGCCGCCACTCTCTCGACTGGTAAAAGTCCTGGTTCAACCACCGGTCAAACCCGAAGGTATCTTTACCAACCTCTCCGTGCAGCTGCAGATATGCCAGCCGCTCCTCGTATGTGGCGTAGCTGCATAATTCGGTATAGCTCTTCATACAAACAGCTCCAGTATCTTGCAATGTGCAATGATTATAGACAGTGCCCACAAAATATGCGGCATGGTCGTACTTACAGCATTTTTGGGATGCTTTCTGAAACACACCGCCAGCATAAAGATCATAAGAGCCGCAATCCACAGCATAGCTAACGCCGTCTTATAGCCCATCATTTCGTCAATTTGCCTCATTTACCTCAGCAGACCCTTCTGCTGTAAGATCGCATACAAAATCAGCATTCCGCACCATAGCAGTGCAGGCATCCCGAAGTGCGCAAAGAGTTCCATTGCATAACTCTGTGTGTGCTTCTCTGCCCACTCTGCAAAGAAAACCGAGCCAAAAACAATAACGACAAGCCAAAACATAGCAAATGCCAACTCAATTAAAGTCATATTCGTCTTCCTCCACACCGTTGTACTTGGCCATGGCTTTCAGTACCTTGTCATACATCTCTTTGGAGTCCTTGGCGGCCTCAAGTGTTTCAGTCTTTGCCCGCAGCAGTTTGTTCTCTTCCTCCAGCTTCTTCTTCTCCAGGTCTGACTTCATGGTGGCCAGCTTCAGG